TGTAAAAACAATTGGTCTAGAAGGATTGACCAGCGTTAAAACATTAACAACAAATTTAATAGATAAATATGACGTTTTATGGCAAGCAGAAAAAGAAGATGTTTGTACTTTTAATTATTTAAATGATTCAATATATTCTTATTCTCAAAATTATTTTTATATTAATCCAGATGATTTAACAAATACATTTAGTTCATTTGGAGTAGATCACGCAGGTTATGCGATTATTGAAGGAGAAATAGTATCTTTTAAAGATAAAGAATTTAAATTTAATATTGGAAAATTAAATGTTATAGATCCAGCAATGACTGCAAGTTTTATTGATAATGATTATCGAGTTATAGTATCAAGCAGTTCTGATTTATCTACAGCTGTTTCAGATTTTTCTGCTAGGTCAGGCTGGGGCGGAGTAATACATTATTCGCCAACAGGCAAAATTGCAAACGTTGAAAGAGGACTATTTAATACTCCAGTAAGAACACATAACCTTATTACAAATTTAAATGGTTCATCAACATCTGGCTCATCAGATGTTAATTCTCTTTATTCAAAAATGATTGTTACAGGTGGACTAAATCCTTCTTTAAATTCAAATAATCACATTCAAATGAACGCCACAACCGTTGGAACATATAGCATATTAGTTCCAGGAAGTAGTGAGCAAAGTGATTCAAGTCATCCGTATAATACATTTTCTACAAAAATGCATGTAGGCCCAAGTTCTGGAAATCCATTTCATATTGGAATGGGCGGGGGAATAGTATTTGGTATAAGAAGTGGCAGTAATCCAATATATGTAGAATTAAGACAAGAAAATGGTGGAACAAAATATATTGGTAGCTCACTTGCTGCAACCCCCGCATATCGTTTATATGTTTATCAAGGTACTGAAAGTAATTCACTTTTATCAAAAGCTGGTAAAGGAATTCCTTTTGTTGATATTAGCGAATCATTATTAAATGATATTGCATCTTATCCAGCAGGTTCACCTTTTGAAGAATTTGGAAAATCTGTTCATCTTAAATTTGTTAAAATTGAAAACCCAAACACATGGATTGATTCTGTTACAAAACAACAAATTAAAAGCGCTTCATTTGAAATTCATTTAAATAAAAAGAAATTAAATATAGAAACAAAAGATATAACAATTAATACATCAGGTCAATATGGTATATTTGCACAAACTAAAAATCAAGAAAATTCTACAGCTGGAAGCATAGCTTTTTCTGAATTATATGCAACTCAAACTGCTTTGACAGATCCAGCAATGTGGTATCACTGGCAACTACCAAGTTTTGCAAGCACTATAGCTGGAGGACATAAAGTTTTTGAAATTAATTATATGATGCAAACAAAGCCACAAATTTTTGGAATTAATTATTATGACATTCAATATCAAACTGCACCAGCGCTTAGTGCTTATGCTTTACCCGCACCGTATCGTTGGTACTACTATACGGGAGAGGGGCAAAAACAAACCCTTGAACATGTAACTGTAGGTTCAGATGCACTTGCATATTCTCAAATATATAATTCTGGATTCAGAGGCAGATTTGCAATTATTAACGGATCCCCGTCATCTATATGGATTAAAAAATTTCCAGACGCAGTAAATCCAAATTTGGATGTAACGTTTTTAATTAATACTAATGAGTTAGTTTCTTTAAGTAGCGAAGTAGCAATAGAAAAAGTTTTTGATCCAGCAAATATTAATGAAAGTATTGAGATTAGATCAAACTGGGTACAATCAAAAAATGCTGCACTAGGAATTTTAAAGAATATTTTTAGAGCAGTTGACGGGTTCAGTAGGGATACAACAGTTTCAGTATATGGAAACCCTTTATTTGAAATTGGAGATGTTGTTAAAGTTAATTATTCATTGAAGAATATATCTAATCAAACATATTTTGTTCAAGGAGTTCAACAATCATTTGATCAGGGTTTAAAAACTGTATTAACCCTTAATCAAATAGGATAAGGTATAATGGTAAAGGAGGAAAAATGACCAACGTGTATTCAAGCAATAGAGTTGTTACAGGGCTAGCAGGAAGCGTACAAAAACGTAAAACCCTTGTTTTGCACCAAGATGACCCAAGAGCCAAAGATTCCTTCTATATAAATAACTATGTTGGCGAAGTTGTTGTACTTAATGATGATGATTATCTTAAATATTTAAAAACAAATCAGGTAAAACAATCAGACGATACTGATGAAGGTGTTCTATCTATAACCTTGCACCCTCCAACAAATGTTTATTGGGACCCCACAGATCCTGCAAGCATAGAATATAACCAATCTAATGCTTCAAGTTTAATTTCTTTAATTGTAACTTTTGATCCCGCTACTGATGAAATTTCAACAGATGGAGAAATTCAATATACTGCGGTTGCAGATATATCAAACCATCAAGTATCAACAGCAATAAATGCTGTAGGTGGAGCTGATTCTACAAATGCTAATGCAACAAAAACTATAAAAAGCGATGCAATAAAAAAAGCTGTTGTTTTATCAACAGTATCTTACACAGTAAAAACAACAAGCAACATTACTTTAAAATGGAAAGGTTATGAAAATGCAATTGGTTATGAAGTTAATGTAACTGGATCAAACTTAGATGTTCCTGGCAAAAAAACTTTTTATCCTTATCATTCAAATTCAAATCTTAATGCAAATGGTTATCATTTTTTTACCATTACTCCTAAAGCTGGCTACTCATTTAGTGGAAATTATTCATTTAAAATAGCAGCAAAATATACTGATTCAACAACAAAGGCGGTTACATATAATGTTACAATTTAAAGGAACATATGTATTTAAACAAGATGGTAAAGAAATAGGAAGATCAGAAAACCTTATTACTACAAATGGAAGAAAGGTGTTGCTCCAATACCTTGCTGGAATAAGAACTGAATGGGCAGCAGATATGTGTTTTGGAGCAATTGATACTGCTCCGTCTACATCTGACGTTGAACTTAGTTTTGAAACTGCAAGAGTTCCAGTATCTCTAAAAACTTATAAGTCTGCAACAGGTGGTAATCCAGATTTAATTATTGTAAGAGGCACATTGCCTGCAAGTTTATATGCAAATATTTATGAGGTTGGCCTATATCCAGAATCAAGAATTACTGATGTTGCAAATAGAAATAATAGAATAATTACTGATTTTTCAGATTTATCAAATTGGGTAGCAAGCATTTCTGATCAAAGTCAAACCATTACAGATCAAGGAACAGTATCAATTACTGGATACGTTCCCCAAGGAACAGCTTCGCCAAGAATTGGTGGGTTTTCGGTTGATCTGGCTCAAAACACTATGTATGAAAATAATACATTTGGTTTTAGTTTGGCGGGTTATTCAGATTTAGATGCATTAAAAATACTTGCTTATAATACAGTAGCTGGAATTTTAACAGTTACATTTAAAGATGTACAAAATAATTCTTATGTATTTAATTATACATTATCAGATAATTCAGGATATCAAGTTTTAAGTGCAATATTTCCAGCAAATATTTCTTTTACTAATACAATTAGTTCGATAAACATAAAAACAGATACCACAGCTTCAGTTACAATTGATGCTATTAAAGCTTCAGTATCAACAGAATTAACTACCGAAGATTATATAATCAGCAAATCAGCTCTTTCAACACCAATAGCAAAAGTATATGGAACACCGCTTGACATTGAGTATTACGTTCAAGTATTGTAAGGAGGAATAAATGGCAGTTGGAACAATTGCTAGTTTAAGCGTATCAGCTTCAACTACATCAATAGCTATCAGTTTTGCTAAACCAGCAAACTGTACTAAAGTTATTTTTACTCTTACTCCTAAAAATCCTGTAGGCTCTGCTATATCAAAAACTTACACAGTACCAGCAGGTTCAATTGGTACACAACTTACATATAATTTTACAGGGTTATCTTCAACGCAAAAGTATACGCTTTCTGGTACGCCTTACAATGGGTCAGCTGCAGGTACTGCAAGAATTTATTATAATAGCAATTCAAGTCCAGTAAATACTGTTAAGATGCCAAGTGCTATTACTACAAATGCTCAAAATAATTTTATATTTGATGCACTAACTACAACACTGGGCAACCCGCCTGGAGCAGTAACACAATCTTCACCAACTGGCGCAACCGCAAATGGCGGAACTATTGTAAAATCAAGTTCTGCTGGATCAAATACTCCAACATTTTTGGCGGGAACAACAGATGCGGTTGTTCCATCTGATTTAAATGCTCCAGGAAGACTCTCCTTAGCAGTTAGAGATTTAGCGCCTAATCAAACTTATGCAATTAAAGTTCGTGCAGAAACAACAGATGTTGATGGTAAAAGAATTTATTCAGAATATTCATCTCCAATATATGTTACTACTCCAGGCTTCTCAGCTATTGGAACAAATAATGTATCTGTAAACAATAATGGAGATATTAAATTAGATGGAGGTTCTTTATTTGCTGGAGATTTTGGAACAGATGTTGGTTTATTTGATGTTGTAAATGGAACCACAACTGGAACTGGTATTATATTAAATAGTACAGGTATTGCAGGTTTTAAAACAGGTGCAAAAACATTTTATATTGATTCCGCAACAGGTAATGCGGTATTTGCTGGAAGCGTAGATTCAAATGCTTCAATTGCTGGAACGCTTGCTTCTGTTGTTGCTTCTAATGCTTATAATGGAAATGCCCTTGTTGCAACAGCATTAAAAATGGTTGGTTCTCAAATATCAAATGCTACAGGACAAATTCAATATGTTGGTGCAAATGGAACTACTTTTTATTCTGGTGCTAGTGCTACTTCAGGTGCAAGATTACTTGTTAATCAATATGGAATTTTGGGTTATGATACTGGGAGTACAGCAGATTTAGATAAAATATCTTTTGCAATAACATCTACTTCTTTTTCTGGCACCGATAAACTTGGAAATGCTATAAGTTTGCCCGCAGGATCAGCTTATTTTTCTGGAGTTATTGCTGCCTCAACAATTACTGGTGGAACAATTACTGGAAGTACAATAAAAACCTCATATGGATCTTATGGAATAACTATAACTTCATCAGGTGGAGCTTCAGATTCAATAAAACTTGTTAATACAGTTGGAACAGCAGAGATAAAACTTTCTACCGATGCAAATGGATTGCATATAGTACCTATAGGAGGAACTGGAGGAGTTGATGGATTAACTCTTTATGGATCAGGAAGTGCGGGAGTTCCAAATACTATAATATCTAGAGAAACTCTTCTTATTAAACAAGACGACCCAGACTTAGTAAATAATACTAGTGCATCTCTTTTGTCTGCTAAAAATATAAAAATTGCACATTATGCTGCATCTGGAACTCCTGGAACTGGGGGACCATATTATAATGGTGATATATTCCTTCAGTATACTCCATAAGGGATATTTAATATGGCACAATGGGTAAATGTTAATGGAAATTGGAAAAGCATTTCAAATATATGGGTAAATGTACAGGGTGTTTGGAAGACCGTATATGCTGGATGGGTAAATGTTAATGGAATTTGGAAGCAATTTTTTACTACCGCTTTAACTCCTGGAACTCCATCTATATCAACATCATCTAACTTAAATACAGTAACTTGGACAATATCGTTTGGTGCAAACACAACATCAGTAAAAATTGAATATGGAACTTCAATATCATATGGAACAACTGTTTATCAAGGAACAAATGGTGGATCAACAACTTCTTCGTCTTACAGCTTAAATAGTAGCAATTCTCCAATATATTGGAGAATAACTCCTTATAATTCAGTAACATCAACATTTGGAACCCCCGTCACTGGTAGTACAAAATTAACGCTACCAACTCCTACATTTAATACACCAACTCCAACTTCTACAGGATATAACGTTACTATAACAAATTATAACTCTAATTATAGCTACACTTTATCTGTTAGCAATAGTGGAGTAGCTACAGCAACGGCGGGAACCCCAAGCGGATCTAATTTACCAATAACTGTTGCTATTTCAGATACAAGCTCTATTACTTTAACTGCAAAATATACTTATACAAATTATAATGATAGTGGTAATGGTTCAGTAACATCATCAAAATCAACAGTGCCAACACTTGTTTCATCACCAACAATAGCTAGATATTCTTCATCTTCTTATTTATACTCAGTAACAAATAATGGTTCTTGGACTAACTCTCCAACTTCATATAGTTACCAATGGGGGTATTATAGGTCTTTGCCATACCCACCATACAGTGAGTATACAACTATTAGTGGTGCAAATAGTAGTAGCTACACTTCAAGCTCTACGTATGTTGGATATGATATATATTGTGTGGTTACAGCCAATAATGCAAGTGGATCAAGTAGCGGAGCGTATTCAAACTTTATTAATATAACTACAGCTGTATCACTTCCAACTACTCCAACATCATTATCTGCAACAACAAATAGATCAGATGGCGTCAATTTAACATTTAGTGGTTCTTCAAATGCAACAAGTTATGATATTTGGTGGAATATAGTTGGGGGCCTTGCTCCAACTAATTCTTCAACGCCAGATTTTGCTGGAGTTAGCTCACCGTATTTAGATACAAGTATTGGATCTCCCACAACAACCGCATCAAGAGAATACTGGGTAAGAGGTAAAAATTCTGACGGCACCAGCTCGTGGTACCCAGGGGGAACCCCTGGAGTAACTGGCACCAGACTATCAAATCTTCCTACAATTCCAACATCTTTATCTGCAACAACTACTAGAACTGATGGAGTTGAATTAACATTCAGCGGTTCTACAAATGCTACAGGTTATGATATATTTTGGAATCTTACATCCACAGCTTATCCTTCAAATTTAGCATCTCCAGATTTTTCAAATCAATCATCTCCTTATTTAGATACAACAATTGGGTCAGGAAATACCAGATGGTATTGGGTTAGAGGATATAATTCTTATGGAGTATCTAATTGGTATCCATATCAAACAAATGGAGTTACTGGAACAAGATCTACTGTTTCTACACCTCCGTCTACACCTCCGTCTACACCTCCGTCTACACCTCCGTCTACACCTCCGTCTACACCTCCGTCTGGCTGTACGCCAGATACAATATGTAATGCAGTATTTTCTGGAGGGTGTATTGATTTTTATGTATACGATTCGGGTTGTAATTGTGTATACGCTTCAACATACTGTTAGTAGACAGATTAAACTTAATAATGTATAATAAACAAAAAAGGAGTTATTATGAATGAAGAATATGGCCCACTTAAAGTATATGCTTTGATAGTTGAAGGGGAACTGGCATGCTACCTTAGATTTCCATCAAAAGGCGTTCCAAGGATAGAAATGGTAAATGCTGCATTATCCAGTAATCCTATTGTAATAGATGCTACAGACATGGAGCTTTTTCCAGAAGCTAGCGGATGGACATGGGATGGCGAAGAATTTAAGGCTCCTGTAGTAAATGAGTAAAAGTAAATGGCAAGAGTATAAAGAAAATTTAGGTGAAACAAGACCTTGGGATATTGTTAATTTAAATATAGATACTGTATCTGAAAAAGATGCTACAAATAGGCTTAATATATGTAAAGCATGTCCAGAATTAATTCAAATAACAAAACAATGTAAAAAATGTGCATGTTTTATGAAAGCAAAAACAAAACTTTTAAATGCAACTTGCCCAATTGGAAAATGGTAAAATGGAAATAATTGATTTAGAGAAGCCAAAAATAAGAGTAATAAAAAATTTTTTAACAAATAAAGAATGTGAAGACATACTTTACATTAAATCTTTTTCTGAAGATTTGTGGAATTTAGATTTTGATATTAATTATCCAAAAGAAAAAGAAACAGATCCAGCTTTATGGCCTTCTATTATTCAATGGAAGGGTATGTGCATTAATTTTACAAATGAAGATTTTTTTGAAAGATATAGTCTTGATAAAGAATACTTTGATGAATTAGCAAAAAAAATGCAATTTTATACAGAAGAAAGATTTGATGTAAAAAATTTATTAAAAGAACAATATTTAATTAATAGATGGAGGATAGGCAGAGAACAAACTCCACACATAGATTATTTTCTTGAAAATGAAATAGATCATGATTATGAAATGCTTGCAATGCATAATATACCAAAAGATTATTTAAAAAGTTTTGCTGGTAGGTTTCAAACAAAACATTACTCAACACTTATTTATCTTAATGATGATTATGAGGGTGGAGAAATTTGGTTTCCGCAATATGATAATTTTTCAATTAAGCCAGAAAAAGGATCTTTAATTACTTTTAAAGGAGATGAAAAAACAATTCACGGGGTTAGGGCAGTAACAAAAGGAATAAGATATACATTATCAATGTTTTGGACTGATCCTAGTTTAATTAAACAAGCTTTTTAAAATTAATTGACTATATAGTATAAATAGGTTATAATAGTAAAGGAGGAATAATGACAATAGAATTAACACCAGAAGAAAAAATAGGAATAATTAACTCTCATATTAAAAATATTTCTTATAACAAATATAATAATGAAATAGCTTTGCTTGAAGAAAATACAAAAACCAACAAAGATACAGTTATTATAGCAAAACTTAATGCAGATATATCTGAAGCAGAATCACAAATATCTGCACTTAATGAAGAAGCTGCAAAATTTACATCTTCAAACTAATAGAAAAGAGATAAAAATGGAAAAAGTAGAATTAGTAATTACAGCATTACAACAACGTATTGGTGAAATTGTTTCACAATATGAAACACAAGTTGCTATCTTAAGAGCAGAGCTTACACAGTTGATTGATAAAGAGAAAGCAACAGATGAATATTCTCAAAGCCTTTCACAAAAAATCAATACAGATAACTAAAGACGCACCTTTTATACCCAGCGGATTGATTGGATCAAACGCTGGTTCTTTTTACTATGTAAAAGGAAATAAAAGGTTTAAGTTTGTTTCTGAAAGAGCCATGCAATCATGGTGTCTTCCAGTATTAAAAATTGATGCTGGATTTTTAAACAAACTAACATCTGGCGGTACTTTAGGATTTAGAGATGGATCTTTGGTCAAGGATATATCTGATGGTAAAATATATCTTATAAGTGATTCAAAGCGCAGACATGTAGTTGATCCAGATGTGCTAAACTGGATTAATACAGATATAGTTGATGCGGGACAAAAAGAAATTTTAGTCCATCAAGAAGGAGAACCAATTGAGTAATAAGATTATACAATCAGATAATGCAGTTATTGACTATACAACAATTTCAGCATTAATCAATACTGTAAATCAACAACAAGATCAAATTGAAAGTTTGCAAAAAGCAACAACTCATACTGATACTACATATGATACAGTTAGTGGTTTACCAATAACTACTTCTGGAGCTATTTCATTTCAATCAGGTCGCAAATTAATTGAAAATAATCATGTAACAATTAATTATTCATTTTCAAAACCTCCAACCGTAGTTGGAACCGTTCTTTCTTTATCGTCAAAAGGAAATAAAGCTTATGCATATATTGATAAAATGCCTACGGCATCAGAAGCAAGTTTTACAATTGTTTCTAGTTCACCTTCTGGAACAAAGGGCATGTATTTATATTGGGTTGCAGTAGCAAGTAATTCTTAATGTATATACCTATCAGCTTTTGGAATAAGCGGGATAGGAAAATAAGTCGTGAAGGATATGTATTGGTAAAAGTACCAGAACATCCTAAAAATTTTAAAGGTTGGTATTATGAACACCGCCTTATAATTGAAAAACAATTAAATAGAATTATAGAAGATTGGGAAACTATTCATCATATCAATAATGATAAGACTGATAATAGATTAATTAATCTTTTTATATGTTCAAGAAAAGAACATAATAAAGCACACGCTGCTTGACAGAAAACAATAACATGCGATACAATTAACTAAACCCCCAGAAAGGGATTACATGAGTAATGATTTAAAATGGATGCTATCATCTGATCAGCAATTTCCATATCAAGATGATAAAGCCATTGAATTATGGTTTAAGGTTATGAAGTGGTTTAAGCCAGATGTTGTAGATTATTTGGGAGACACAGATGACCAAGCATGCTATAGCAAGTACACAGAGGGTCGTTCTGCAGAATTTATGCAGTTGTATAAAGATGATAGTAGAGATTTAATTGTTCCAATGATTCGTCATGAAGCAAAGGGTGCAAGAGATTTTTATGCTAAAACCAGAGAGATGCTTCCAGATGCACAGTTATTTTCAGCACTTGGAAATCACGATATTAGAATTTTTGATTACTTAGATAAAAAGCTTCCAGAATACTTGTCAGATGTTACACCAGAATCACTTTGGTCCCTAGACTCTTTGGGCTATGAATATATTTATTATAATGAATTACCAAAACATCGTTTTGGAGACATTCACGTTCATCATGGACTTTCAATCGCTGATACAGGCGCTGTAAGAAAAGACATTGATGATCTACAGATTTCTTTAATTAGAGGTCATTCACATAGAATTGCTTCACACTTTCAAACATATGAGCTTCCACTTGCAACAGGTGGCAGGGCAATTCGTGGATACGAAATTGGACATATGTGTGATGAAAAGTCAGATGGCATGAAGTATACACAAAACCATAACTGGCAAAAAGGTTTTGCTATCGCTCACATTGAGAACGGTGAACGTCCTCATGTACAGATAGTAGAAATTTCCCCTGACTACACTTGTTTTGTAGATGGGAAATTATTTTCGGTATAAGCTAAAACTTATAATAAAGAAGGGTTTCAATGCCCAGCAATACCAACAAACTAAAAGGAGAAAAAAATGAAGATTAATCAAGCAATGATTGAATCTTATGTTCGTAACTTGGTAGGTCAGATTATTGGAGCAGCAACAATTGTTGCAGCAACAACACATGTATCTATCTCAAGTTTTGGTGGACACGAGTGGTTGCTAGTTGCAAACTCTTTGTGGGCATCACTTGTTCCAGTAGCATTGCGCTATGTTAACAAGAAAGATCCTGCTTTCGGTATTGTTGCACAGTTTGCAACATCAGCCGTTACCAAGAAGCTAGACGAGGCTGCAAAGCCTAAGAAGGCCGCTGCTAAGAAGCCATCTTCTAAGTAGGCAAAAGAAAAACTAAATAATGTATTGTAAAAAATGCAAAGGCAGAGTATTTGTAGACAGGGTTTATTCCCAAAAAATCCGTGTTGAGCTTTATTGCATTATGTGTGGGAATAGATGGATGATCAAAAGAGACGCAAGGTTTGGTGCATGGCTGTCAAAAAACGAGGAAAGACTTCACAAAAGTTACGGTATTTCTATTTAAATACCAAGCTTTACAAAGTCTTGAGGCAATCAAGAGCAGAAGATCTAATGGTCGCTTGGGATTATGAGATGGGTAAGCGTGTAGCTTTTGTTTTAACTGATGTTAAGAATAATATGCAAAACGCTTACCCTCTCTCTAAAGTTTGTAAAATTATTGGAAGACATGAAGATACAATTAAAAGACATTTGTACGCAGGTAATATAAAAAAACCTCAACAAGTTTATTCTTTAAATGGTAAAAAAACTCCAGGCAAATACTATTGGAGTGAAGACGATGTTAGAGAAATGCATGAATTTTTTAAAACTGTTCATAGGGGCAGGCCTAGAAATGATGGAGAAGTTCATCCAGGCAATATGCCAAGTAGGGCAGAGATAGAAGCAATAATGAGACAAGAAAATATTTTATATGTTAAAAACAATGATGGGACATTTAGTCCAGTTTGGAAACAACCTGAATGGTAAACGAAAATAAATTAAGTAAAGAAGCAAAACAAACACTTGATGCTTCCATGAGGGTTTTAGAGTATGCAATGGAGCTGGCTGGACAAAAAGAAGACCTAGATGCTATGATAGCAATATCAGATCGCCTTATGATGCTTTACCAGCACTTAGCAGATAAAGGTCATAAGAAGTTTAAGCCAGGATTTGCCTTAATGGAAAAGGAAGACATTCAAAAAAATGACGAATCAGACTAACGTTAAAGTTGATTTACAGTTTACCCGTAACCTAGGTAATTTTGAAAGCTTAAAAGTTGGTATTGGAATTGAAGATTTTCAACGCAATGGTGAAACTATTGACGAAGCCACAAATAGGGTTTATGCTTTTGTAGAAAAAAAGTTAATGGAAAAAGTTAGCGAGATAGAGGAAGAGCTAAAGGCTAATAAAAAATGACTAAAGATGAAGCAAAATTAGCCTACGGTTTAGTTGGTTTCTATTGTGCTTTATACAAGCAGGTCTATGGTAAATCTCCAATTGTAAATCGTTATCGTGAAAAGTGGGCTATGCAAGATGTTATTGATAGCATAGGGTATGATAGATCCAAAGAGCTTTTAGAATATTATTTTAAGATGAGTCGCCCAGGTCATCCTATACAATGGTTTTTTTATAATTTTGAAAAGATAGATTTAACTCTTACTCAAATTGAGCAAGATAAAGCCCGTCGTGAATTGATTAGGGCCAAGACAAAGACTATGGTTGAAGAAAGAGACAATGAATACAGAATCAGCAGTAATCACAGCAATATGTGAGAACAAAGATATTTCCGTAGTAATGTCTGGAAATATTGATGAAGTCTTTACTTCGCACAGAGATGTGTGGGAAGGATTAAAGTCTTACTATTTAAAGTTTAAAGCTGTACCTGATGTTTCTGTCCTTACTGAAAAGTTTAAAGATTTTGAACCGACTAGCGTAAAGGGCGAGACAGCCTATTACCTAGATCAACTTAAAAATGAATATCTTGCTTCCCGCCTTCGCAACCTATTGTTGTCTTCGGGGGCAAGTTTAAAAACAGAAGCTTCGGGTAGAGTAATTGCTCAAATGCAATCAGAACTCACAGCTCTTGGAAAGCTTACTGCAAATGTTAGAGATGTTGATTTAACTGATTATAAAGAAGCAGAAAAACATTTTAAGGCAATTAAAGACCGTTCAGATGCAATGGGTGGTAGTCCAGGAATCATGACAGGATTTAAGGCTATTGACTACGCATACCCTACTGGAATGGCTCCAGGGCACCTTATAGTGATGATTGGTTGGCCAGGTAAGGGTAAGACGTGGTTCTCTTCTTATTTGGCCTGCAAAGCATGGGAACAGGGCTTTAAGCCAATGATTGTATCCCTTGAAATGACTCCTGAAAATATGCGTGATCGTATCTATACTATGATGGGGTCGGGATTGTTTAAGGCATCAGACTTTGCTAGAGGACATGTTAATATAGATCAGTTTGATGACTGGGGTTCAAAGAAGTTTGCTGACAAAAATCAGTTTATATTAGTATCAAATGAAGGAATGGGAGAAGTAACTCCAAATGTTATTCAGGGAAAGATTGATCAATATAAACCTGACATTGTTATTCTTGACTATCACCAGTTGTTTGCTGATAATCAAAACTCAAAGGGCCCAACTGAAAGAAATATGAATATCTCAAAGTCATTTAAGAAGTTAGCAATGAGTAATAATATTCCTATTATTGATATTACTGCAGCAACTGCAGAAGAAGTAGCAGATCATGATTCACCACCTATGCTAAGTCAAGTTGCTTGGTCTAAGGCAATTGAATATGATGCTGATATGGCTATGGCAATTCACAAAAACCCTGATAGCAATATCATGGAGATTGTAAGTCGCAAGAACCGCCACGGAACTGATTTTGGAATGTATTTAGACTGGGATCTTAATCGGGGAATTGTTAAAGAAGTCTACGATATCCCTATTGGTTAAATATGTAATGCCTAGCTAACTTGGTATAATTATCAAGACAGTTAGGCAGCCATGTACCCAAGAAAAATACATGACTTTTGGATAAGCGGAACCATACTTGATGATTCTAAACTCCAAAGCTCTAAAGAGAACTATGAAAGGCTTTTAGTCCAGCAGATGCGGGACAAAGGTTATATTCCTGTTCTTGACATACAGCCACAATTTAATATAAAATATAACGAGGAGAAGGATCATTATACCTTCAACTTGGTTATGTATGGCATGTATCTTGGGAAAGCCAAAGCACTGAAATATGAAGGTTTCTCGGGACAGAGTTTAATACCTAAAGGATAAAAAATGTTAGATGCATATAGTAAAGCGGATCTCCGTTCTATTTTGCGTTCCTGCAATATTGATATTGTTTCAGAGACTGGTACAGACTTTTTGTGCCTATGCCCATTTCATCATAACGTAGACTCCCCAGCTTTTGCTGTAAGTTATTCAAAGGGTTTATATATTTGTTATAATCAAAATTGTGATTCATCTGGAACAGTATTAGATTTGGTTAAACAGTTAACCAATAGAAATGATTTTGAGGCTTTAAGATTTATATCTGCAAATAAACAAACTCAAGCAGAAGCTTTTGAAGATGGATTAAAAGAGTTGCTTGATGATAAACCAGAGTTTACAGAATTTTCACAACTTACTTTAGACAAGCTTTACGCAGATGTAATAAATAATTCTAAAGCTATAGATTATTTTGCTTCACGCAACATAACTTTGGATGCGATTAACTACTTTAAGCTTGGGTATTCAGATAGACAGAATATGGTTACTGTGCCATTGCATTCTCCCGACGGCCTACCAGTTGGAATAATTGGTAGATCAATTGAGGGAAAGTCTTTTAAGAATAGTCCCAATCTTCCACGCAACAAAACTATGTTTAATTTAAATAGGGCAAAGCGTGAAGGCGGAACTATAATTGTTGTTGAATCTAGCTTTGATGTTATTCGTTTATGGCAGGCGGGGTATCCAAATGCTGTTGCTACATTAGGCGGAAGCATATCTGATATTAATTTAAATCATTTAAACAAGTATGCATCAACAATTATTATAATGACAGATGCTGATGCTGCTGGAAAAGCTTTAGGTATGACTATTGCTAACAAATTAAAAAATAAAAATGTTTTGTGGGCTAAATACGACCACAATATTATGTATCCTCATTCTGCTAAAGATGTTGGAGACATGAATGATGAAGAAATAAAACAGTGTGTAAAGAATGCAATTTCGCATTTTGAGTACGCTGTTATGTGATATAATGTTAATAACAGGACACAATATGGTCCACTACACAAGGAGAAATAAATGGGTATAGTAACAGGCTTGAAGGCTATGAACCTTCAAATGGAACAAAAATCACACTCAGGTGATTCGCAAAAAGGAAGATGGCTACAACTTAAAGATGGTCAATCGTTAAAAATTCGCTTCATGCAAGAAATTGATGCAGACTCAGCAACATATGTTGAAAAAGCTGGACTTGCTTTTATTGCAATTGAACACACAAATCCACATGATTATAAGCGCAAGGCGCTTTGCACAATTGAAGATCAAGGTCGTTGCTACGGATGCGAAATGCATCGTCGTGATCCAAAGGCTGGTTGGAAAGGTCGTCAGCGTTTTTACGCTAACGTGCTAGTTGATGACGGAGCAGAAGAACCGTATGTCGCAATCTTCTCACAGGGCGTTGGTCCTAAGTCAGCAACACAAGAAGTTGTTGCTTATGCAGGTGAGACAGGAAGTATTACAAATCTTAACTGGAAGCTAAAGCGTACAGGTGAGAAGACTGATACCAACTATTCAATTATTCCTTTGCCTACAGCAAATGCAGCAGAAATTGATTTTGACAAGTATGAACTATTTGATCTTGCTAAGACAGCAGTTCGTGATGTTCAGTATTCAGAGCAGGAGAATTTCTATCTAGGAATTACTTCTGACTCATCAAGCGCAGAAGCGTCATCCACCTCATCAGCCGTTGAGTGGTAATAAATAACTAACAGAAAGTTAAACATGTCTGACTTTGTTCATTTGCATGTCCATTCGCACTATTCGCTTATGGATGGTTTAAATACACCCCATGAATTACTTGAGGCTGCAAAAAATCAAAGTCAGACATGTTTGGCTATCACAGATCACGGATCTTTAGCAGCACATAGAGATATGCAGATTGCTGCAAAAGAGCTGGGGATGAAACCAATACTTGGTCTAGAAGCGTATATATCTTCAACAGATAGGTTTGACAAGAGAGCAGTTTCAAAGCGTGATGATAATACATCTCTATACAATCACATTATCTTGCTTGCAAAAGATGACTTAGGAGTTAAGAACCTTCAAAAGCTTTCACAGATTGCTTGGACTGAAGGTTATTATCATAAGCCACGTATTGATATGGAAGTACTATTTGAGTACGGTGACGGTATAATTGTAATATCTGGTTGCATGAATGGTCTTATATCAAAGGCTATTGAGCGTGGAGAAAATGATAAAGCAAAAGATATTGCTAAAACATTTAAAACACGTTTTGAAAAAGATTTCTATATAGAAGTACAAGCTCATAACCCAGATAATTTAAATTCAGAATTGTTAAAGATTGCTGATGAATTGGGGATACAGCCAGTTGCTACAGGAGATTGTCATTTTGCTAAAAAAGAAGAAAGAGATTTGGAAGAATTACTTCTTATCCTTTCTACTAAACCAGCTCAAAATAAAGAAGCAGACCATGCAAGTGGTCGTGTACATACTAATCTTATTGATAGGTTTGATTATTTTTATCCCAATCGCCCTATCTCTTTCGCTGATATTAACGTTTATATTCAATCCTATGATGAGATTAAAGCGGACTTTAAAAAAGCGGGGATTACAAGAGAAGACATTTATCAAACATCAGTAGAGATTGCTGACAAGATTGACATATATGATTTTCATGAGAACTTAGATTTACTTCCAGTTCCTAAAAAGAATGCATTAAAGACATTAAAAGATATGTGTAACAAAGCGCTAGAAGAAAAGGGGTTACAAGATGAAGCGTATAAAGAAAGACTTAAAGAAGAGCTCCAAGTTATTTCCGATAAAAACTTTGCTAGCTATTTCCTTGTTGTCAGCGATATGGTTGGTTGGGCAAAAACAAATGAAATCCTTGTTGGACCAGGAAGAGGATCAGCAGCAGGATCTTTAGTATGTTATCTTTTGGGTATTACAGAGGTAGATCCAATTGAATACGATTTGCTGTTCTTTAGATTTATTAACCCAGAACGTAATGACTTTCCCGATATTGATACAGACTTTATGGATCGTCGCCGTGGAGAAGTTAAAGAATATCTTCGCAAGAAGTTTAAACACGTTGCTTCTATTTCTACATACCAGTATTTTAAGGATAAAGGTGTTGTAAGAGACGTTGCTAGAGCTTTGCTTGTGCCACTTGGCGAAGTAGATAGAGCACTTAAGGGTGTTGAAACATTTGAAGAATATGAATCAAGTCAAAGTACACAAGAGTTTCGCACCAAGTATCCTGAAGTGACTAAGTATGCTTCTATGCTTCGTGGAAAAATTCGTGGAAATGGTATGCATGCAGCGGGAGTTGTAGTTGCAAAAGATGACATTAGTAAGTATGTTCCTATTGAAACACGCAAAGATCCAAATGATTCAATATCAGGTCGTATTCCAGTTGTTGCATATGATATGGATCAAACAGCAGACCTAGGACTTATCAAGCTTGACGTACTTGGGCTAAAAACATTATCTGTTATTGATGATGCAATTAGAACAATCAAACACGTAAAAAAGAAAGATATTAATCTTAAGGATATTAAGTTTGATGACCCAAAGGTTTATGAAAACCTTTCAAATGGTTTTACAAAGGGAGTGTTTCAAGCAGAAGCAACGCCATACACAAACCTTCTTATTAAGATGGGTGTAGATAAGTTTGAAGATCTTGCAGCATCTAACGCTTTGGTTCGTCCAGGTGCTATGAATACTGTAGGTGGTGCTTACATTAGGCGTAAGCGTGGTGAAGAAATGGTTGCATACGCTCACCCAATTATGCAAGAGTTTACTGCAAGAACATATGGAGTTATTATTTATCAGGAGCAGGTTATGCAGGCTTGCGTACACTTAGGCGGAATGTCATGGGCTGATGCTGATAAGGTTAGAAAGATTATTGGAAAGAAGAAAGATGCAAAAGAGTTTGACGTATATAAAGAACAGTTTATCACAGGCGCTTCAAATCATATTACACCAGAGGATGCGGCAAAGCTTTGGCATGATTTTGAAGCTCACGCAGGTTATTCTTTTAATCGTTCCCACGCTATTGCTTATTCTATGCTCTCTTATTATACGGCTTGGCTTAAATGTTATTATCCTCTTGAGTTTATGTTTGCCATTCTTAAAAATGAAAAAGACAAAGATGCCAGAACAGACTACCTCCTTGAGGCTAAGCGATTGGGAATTAAGGTATTACTACCCCATGTAAATGAATCTGATCTTGACTTTAGCATTCAAGGAAACTCAATAAGATTTGGTTTGTCAAATATTAAATATATTTCTGATAACATTGGAAGTAAAATAACTGCTTTAAGACCTTTCAAAACATATGCAGAGTTTACAGAAAAAGCTAAAGAAAAAGGTAGCGGAATCAACTCAAGAGCTTTAGAGTCTCTTAATATGATTGGTGCTTCAGCTTTTCCAGACAACCCACGCCTTGGAAATGAAAATGAAAACCTATATGAGTACCTTGGAATTCCAAAGTTTGATACTGGTAAGTTAACGCCAAAGATTAAAGCACAGGTTAATCCTTTGCAAGACTTTCTTGAAAGTGGTTGTTTTGTATTACTTGCTATGGTTAAATCAATTAAGAAAGGCCCTACATGGTCTAGAATTGAGCTTGTAGATGATACAGGCTCGGTAGGTATTTTTCATGAGGTTAATACTAAGATTGAGGCGGGAATGATGTATTTCTTCTTAGTAGGAGATAACCGTATTCATAAGTATTTAACAATTGATGATGTGGTAAATAAGATAGATGATCCATTTGTTCAATGGCTTTACAGAGATAAATTAAAGATTGAATCAGGAAAAAGATTAGTTCTTGATTTTACACATTACAAAACAAAAGCTAATAAAATGATGGCTCATATTATCTTGTCAGATGCGGATAAAAGTTTAGAGCGTGTTATTGTTTTTCCAAAACTTTACACAAAAGCTCTGGGTAAAATGCAGGCGGGAAAGATATGCGATCCTGCAATTGCTGAAATGGAAGATGGAACAGTATACGTAAAGGAGGTAGGCTAATGACTGAAGAGACAAACGACAATATTAACAATTTTAATATTAGTATTGAGCAAATTATTGCTGCAATATTAAATAAATTAGGTTCTATTGAGCTTTCAGTAGAAGAATTGTTAGATAATTATTCATCTAAAAGTATTGCTGTGGATCAAAATCCAGATAGCAAAATTATTAGATTTGAATTGGCAGAAACACCACAAACAGAAAATGAATAAGTTTGGTATAATTGAGTTATATGACTCAATCGTATATCCTTAAAGGAACAGAAGGTGAGTATCTGCTTGTAATTAGAGCAGAAGATGAAAAGGCAATCTATAACATAATAGACTTTTTATCAACAAGTAAGAGTAAGCAGGTTATAGAGTTGGCCCACGAATTAGAGAAGAGCATGAATGATAACGGAAGAGATTCTAGCAAAGCTAGACCCCAAGACACGGGCAAGAGTCCAATTAGCAACAAAAGTAAGCGTAGAAAAACAAAAGACTCCTAGCATTGGTTTGAACCTTGCATTAAAGGGCGGCTTAGGTTTTGGTCGTCAAGTAATGGTTTGGGGAAATAAATCAGCAGGTAAATCTTCTTTTTGTTTGCAGATGATTGCAGATGCACAAAAAAATGGTAAAACTTGCGCTTGGGTTGATGCAGAAGCATCTTACGATGTTGCTTGGGCTAAAACGCTTGGTGTTGATTCAGATTCACTTATCTATTCACAAGCAAAATCAATTAATGATATGGTAGATATTGCAACTCAGCTTATGGAAGCTGGGGTTGACATAATTGTAGTAGACTCTATTTCAGCACTACTACCAGCAATTTATTTTGAAAAAGATAGTACAGAGTTAAAAAAACTTGAAGACACCAAGCAGATTGGTGCAGAAGCAAAGGACATGACACATGCAGTCAAAATGCTTAACTATGCAAATAAAAATACACTTCTTGTACTTATTTCCCAGCAGAGGAATCAATTTGGATCTATGCATGCCTCTCACATTCCAACAGGAGGAATGGCTGTTAAATTTTTCTCTTCCACAATTATTAAATTGTGGTCATCAGAAGCCGAAGCAAATGCCATTAAGTCTGGCATACAAGTTGGCGATAAGATTATTGAACAAAGGGTTGGAAGACCAGTTAACTGGATTATTGACTATAATAAGCTTGGACCCCCCAACCTTTCGGGTCAATACGATTTCTACTATCAAGGGGAAACTCTTGGGGTTGACAGTGTTGGAGAAGTCCTTGATGTTGCTGAGATGATGGGTATTGTTCAAAAAGGCGGTGCTTGGTATACAGTTGGTGAAGAAAGATTTCAAGGAAGAGCAAAGACAGTAGACTACCTTAGAAATAATTTAAATGTAGTAAAAGAATTACAGGAGAAAATTTATGACAAATCTTGAAAATTTTTTAAACAAAAAAATTAATGATAAAGTTAATTATATTAATTTAGAGCCTGCAAGTGGATCATTTTCATGTCAACATGAAGATTGTGATGAAGTTATTTATGAAGGACATATTGATAAAATTAATAATAAATTAATGTGGACTTGTTCACGAGGACACCATTCTAGCGTGGCTGTTTAATGTCAGAACGTGGTGAAATTAAAAGAGATGGCGCAAAAAGGCAAAAAAATAGTGGTCGTGGTGACTATCAAAAAGGAGATGCTCAATGGCATAATTTTTTGGTTGATTATAAAGAGTACTCAAAAAGCATCTCCATCTCGCAAAGTATTTGGGCAAAAATTTGCACAGATACTTTTAAAGTTGATAGGAATAAATATCCAGTCCTTAAGCTCATACTTGGCGAAGAATCTAAAAAAACAAGGCTTGCGGTAATAGAATGGGCACTACTAGAGCAGTTGATAGAGTGTTGGGAGACACATAATGATTGAAGAAAAAGATCTTGACGAGTTTCAAATTTGGTTTAATAATGGCGTAGAACGTGGCTGGATTTCTGATGTTGTATGTGCAACTCATGATGGAATTCCCCCTATATCTGAAGAAGAAGAAAAAGAATGGGAAGATGGCGGAGACCCATGTCAATTTGTAGTTAGGATTCTTGAATGACAGATAAATCAACAATTGATATTATAAACGAAATTACAGAATTTAATGATATGAAAGAGTTTATGGGAGACTCAGATCTTGATTATGCACTTGACCTTATAATTAAGCTTATTGCAAAACCAGATGTTCCCTCTTCTAAAGCTCCAGACCTTATAATTAAAATGCAAGCTTTGAGTGCAAAATTTGCGATGCTATCTAGATTTTATACCACCTTTGAAAAAGGTGGGGAGAATGCAAAGAAAAAAAATGTGTACTATACAGCAGAAGAAGCAATTAATAAATTAGTAGATGCCCTAAAGTATTCTGCTAGATATGGGGCATAATGGGAAGAGATATAATAGCTAATCTTAAGTTTAAAAAAATAAATGATCCAGAAGGATTTGATCCAATTAAGTTTGCAGAAATGTACGAGGAGGCGGTATTAAGTGGTAAAAGACCAAACGAATTTACACAAAAAAAGACATTTAGCCCTAGTGGTGTTGGTTATGGTAATGGTAACTGCCCTAGATATTGGTTCATTGCTTTTAATGGTGCAGAGTTTACAAATGAAACCGATGCTATGGGTATCTCTAATATGGATAACGGTACGTATGTCCATGATAGGATTCAAAAGAATATGGCTAAAACGTCAGTATTTAGAGCAAATGAAATTGAAGTTACCAATGATGATCCACCGATTAGAGGATTTGCAGACACTTTTATTGAATGGAACGGCAAAGAGGTAGTAGGAGAAATTAAATCTGCTAAACAAGAAATATTTGATATTAGGCAAGCGGAGATGGATGGTTTGCCATATCACAAAGTTCAACTACTTACATATATGAAGATTCGTGGAGCACAACAGGGTTTTTTCTTTTATGAAAATAAAAATGATAATAGTTTTTTAATTGTTCCAATTAATATGGATGAAAAAAATAAAAACCTTGTAGATGGTGTATGGGACTGGATGAGAAAAGTTTATGGTGCATACGAAGCCAACACTCTTCCAGAAAGAACATTTACAAAATCTCAATGGGCTTGTAAAGGCTGTCCAGTTAAAACAGTTTGCTGGAAAGACATGAAAAATGAAGAAGGCGATATTTACATAGAACCGTTGGTACTTACAAAGTGATATGTGCTTATAATGAATGTAATAATGAGTTTGAGTCTAAAACACACAATCAAAAATATTGTTCTGATGAGTGTTGCCGAATAGCAACAAATCAAAAATTAAAAGAAGCTTATTATGAAAAGAAAGCAAGACTTGCGGGGGCTAAAAGAATCTGTAAAACTACAGGCTGCACTGTCATACTTAGCAGATATAATGAAGGTCGTATTTGCGATAAATGTCAAAGCGCTAAAAAAGAAAAAGAAAGAAAAGCTTTGGTAGAAATGGTAAAAAGTGTCTCTGGCAAAATTAATCAATAAAAGATCTGGGAAAGTACTTGGAATAGATGCCAGTACAAATAGTATTGCTTTTTGCTTGATGGATGGCAAAAAGCCAATAAAATGGGGAGAGATTACTTTTGATGGAGGAGATGTATATCAAAGAATTCTTGATGCAAAAAGAAAGATAAAAGCTTTTAAAAAAGAGCTTGATACAGATTTTGTAGTCATAGAAGCAGCTATATCAGTGAAATCAGTTCACACGGGAATAAAGATGGCATACGTATTTGGTGCTATAATGGGAGAGTTACTCAGTGATAATATGCAAGTGGTTGAGGTTCATCCTATAACCTGGCAATCTTATATAGGCAACAAAAATTTTAATAAAACAGAAAAGCAGGCGATAAAAAATGAGTTCCCAGACAAATCCGATACCTGGATTAAAGGAAAAATCAGAGAGCGTAGAAAGCAACGCACTATTGATTTTAGTAGAACGCTGGGCATTGAAACTCAGTCCGATAATGTTGCTGATGCGGCGGGGATAGCTTGGTATGCGGTCAATGAAATTATATGATAGTAAAGACTGGTGCTATAAGCGCTACGTTATAGAAAAAAAAAGCATTTTAGATATGGCGATGGAAGCTAAATGTAGCCATATGACTATTCAAAGATCCTTGCAAAGATGGGGTCTAATTAAACAGCAAAGAAAATGGACTAAGTGATACCAGTATTAGCTATACCAGTTTTAAATAGATATGATCTGTTAGATCAAAACTTAGAAACAATTGATTATCCAGTTAAAGAAATATTAATATTAAATAATGGCAAAGAGCCATATGAGCCTAAGCGTAAAGATTTAAATGTAAGAGTACTTAATCTGCCGTCAAATCTTGGCATGTCTGGTTCTTGGAACCTAACCATAAAACTTTATCCACATGAAGAATACTGGATGTTTTCATCAGCAGATACACATTGGGTTCCAGGATCTCTTGAAGAATTAAATCGTGCAAGTGGAAAAGAAAAACTTGTTATGACAGTAGAGGGCTGGAGCTGTTTTTCAATTGGAGAAAATATTGTAAGAGAAGTTGGTTTATTTGATGAATTCTTTTATCCAATTTACTTTGAAGACAATGACTACTATGAAAGAGTTATGCGCTCAAGTGTAAAAGACGGCTATGTAAATGGTACTATAAAAGTTAATGTGCCAGATGGTGCGTCTCAAACTATTAATAGTGATGAAAAGTTAAAGAATAGAAACAATGAAACATTTTTTGTAAATGAAGCATACTTTAATCAAAAGAAAGAACAAGACTTTAAGATTAATGGTGTTTGGAATATTGATCGTAGAAAGGCTCAAGAATGGCTGCGGTAATTGGTTTACTACCTGCTTCTGGAAGTGCATCAAGATTGGGCGGAATCCCAAAGTTTTGTTTACCATTAACTGATCAACAGAATATATTACAATGGCATGTAGAGCAAATGCTTAAGGTTTGCGACATAGTAAAGATATCAACTAGAAAATCATGGCTTCCTATTGTAAATCAAATGGATTTGCCACCGACAGCAGTTGTATATGAAATTGAACCTTCAACAATGTCAGATGCATTAGTTAAAATGATGGTTAACCCAAACTCTAAATACATTATTGGTATGCCAGATACTTATATGCCAGGTTCTGACGGAGATTTTTACAGACAACTTGCTTGGTCTGATGCAGACGTAACATTAGCAGCATTCGAATGTCATGAAGATATCAAAGGCAGAGTTGGGCAGATTAAGTTTGATGAGTTTAACAGAGTTATTGATGCTCTTGACAAGACCCCAGGCTGTGATTATAATTATATGTGGGGAGCGATGGCTGTACAAAATACTTATATTGATGAAGAGCTTCCAAATCCAGGCGTTCAAATTATGGATTGGGTTAATGAAGGTAAGGATGTAAAAGCGGTAGTTGCACAAGGCAAGTACCTAGATATTGGAACAGTAAATGGTCTTAAAATGTTGTATAGAGAGGAATTATAATGTCGGATTATCCAGATAAAAGCGGATATCAATCTTGGATTACAGATCTTCAATTAATTGCTACTGGAGCACCTTCAGGTAGTAAGATTATAGTAGCATGCCTAGAGATTATGGAAATGCTTATTAAAAAAAATGTTTCATATGGAGATTCAGCACTCAGTCCAGTTAGAATATTTGCACAATCTGATAGTATTGAGCAGATTAAAATTAGAATTGATGACAAGATTAATCGTGTAAAAAACAATCAAGGATTTGCGGGAGACAATGATATTGATGATTTAATTGGTTATTTAATCTTACTTAAAATTGCCATTGACAAAAGCAAGTATTAGGAGGTATAATTAAATAATGGGTAATCTAAAAAAACAAGCTGGCTCACAATCACAAGCGGGACAAGAATCATTTGTTCTTAATATGACTAATTGGAAAAAAGATGGATACTACGTAGAAATTGGCGCATTTGATCCGTGGATAGATTCTAACACATACAACCTTGAACAAGAATATATGTGGAAAGGCTTTGGCATAGAAATTAAATCAGAATGTGCGGATAACTTTAAATCTAGAAATAATCCGTGTTTAACACTTGATGCAACAACAGCAGATTATTTTGATTTATTTAAAGAATACAGTGCACCAAAACAAATTGATTATTTGCAACTTGACATTGAACCAGCTGAAAACACTTTAGCGGTTTTACTTAGAATGCCTTTTGAAGAATATCGCTTTTCGGTTATAACTTTTGAGCATGATATTTATGATACTAATTGGCCAGATAATCATAAACATAAAGATACAGCAAAAAATATTCTTGAAACACACGGTTATAAATTAATTGCAGAAAATATAAATCACGGAGAAAATAGACCTTTTGAAGATTGGTATATTGATCCAAACGTAATTAATGAAGATCTTTGGAGTCCTGCTATTTGTAATAATGTTGATGGAAATATTTTGTTTGAATAGGAAAAAATATGCCAACATATCAATATCGTTGTATAGATGATGAAACACACATTGTTGAAGAAAAAAGATCAATAGATAATAGAGATTTGTCTTTAACATGTTCATGCGGCAGCTATATGATTAGAATGATAGTTAATAATATAGGTATACAATTTAAAGGATCAGGTTTTTATAAAACAGATAATGGATAATTCAATAGAGCTTGCTGGTCAATTTGATCAAATGAATAAAGTAGTAGAAGAATTGCTTAAAGGCAATTCCCCCGCAAAAATTGCAACCAGTTTAGGACTTACTCGGGTTCAAGTAGAAAATCATGTAAAGAGTTGGAAAAATTTTGTGCAAGATAGCAAAATTATTCGTGAACGTGCAAAAGAAGCTCTTGCTGGAGCAGACGAACATTACAATATGTTGATTAAAGAAGCTTGGAATGTTGTGGAAGAAGCAGGCATTGCCTCAGAGCTTAACACAAAGAACGCAGCGTTAAAACTTATTGCTGACATTGAAGCTAAGCGTATTGATATGCTTAATAAAGCGGGAGTTCTTGAAAGCGATTCCATGGCTGATCAGATATTAGAATCAGAAAGAAAGCAAGATTTATTAGTTGGAATATTAAAGGATGTTACTGCAAAATGTGAACACTGTAAATGGGAAGTGTCAAAAAGATTATCTCAGGTTACAGGACAAATTGAAGCAGTAATAGTAGACTAATGTCCGAATTTAACATTTTTTTAGATGCTCTTGAAGGTGATGAGTTTGTAGAAAAACCAGCACCTCTTGAAGAGTTTGTAACAAGCAGAGATTACTTAGGCTTACCTTCTTTATCAGAACATCAATACACAATGATCAAAGCATCTACTCAAATTTATAAGCAAGAAACCCTAATTAAAATTTATGGGGAAGATGAAGGTCGCAAGATATTTAAACAAACATGTAATGAAGTAATTCTACAACTTGGTAAGGGTTCTGGTAAGGACTATACTTCTACTATTGCTTGTGCATATATGGTGCATTTACTTCTTTGTCTTACAGATCCTGCCAGATATTATGGCAAACCCCCAGGCGATGCAATTGATATTATTAACATTGCTATTAACGCAGTTCAGGCAAATCGAGTATTCTTTAAAGGATTTAACCAACGTATTGAAAAATCACCTTGGTTTCAAGGCAAGTATATATCAAAAGCTAACATGGTTGAATTTGATAAAGGCGTTACAGTTCACTCAGGTCACTCAGAAAGAGAAGCTTGGGAAGGATATAACGTTCTTGTTGTTATTCTTGATGAAATTTCAGGTTTTGACCTAGAGTCAACATCTGGGAATGAACAAGCAAAGACAGCATCATCTATATATAAGATGTATCGTGCATCTGTAAACTCTCGTTTTCCAGATTTTGGCAAAGTAATTTTGCTTTCATTTCCACGTTTTAAAAATGATTACATTCAACAAAGATATAATGACGTTATTGCTGAAAAAGAAGTTATATTACGACATTGGAAATTTAAAGTAGATCCAGAGTTGCCAGATGGCGTGGAGGGAAATGAATTTGAAATGGAATGGGAAGAAGATCATATTGTTTCCTACAAAATTCCTAGAGTATATGCACTTAAAAGACCAACATGGGAGGTAAATCCTACACGTAAAATAACAGATTTTACTATTGATTTTTATACAGACCCAACTGATGCGTTATCTCGTTTTGCTTGTATGCCACCAGATGCAACAGACGCTTTCTTTAAAAACCGTGCAGTAATTGAAAAAGCATTTGCAAATCCTAATTTAAATGTAGATTCGTATGGTCGCTTTGCTGATACTTTTAAACCAGATCCAGAAAAATGGTACTACATTCACGTTGACCTTGCACAAAAACATGACCATTGTGCCGTAGCATTAGCTCATGTTCATAATTGGGTTACAATGAAAATTGGGGACAAGATGAAAGAAGCAGCCCCAAGAATTATAGTAGACGCAGTAAGATTTTGGACACCTACATCATCACGATCAGTAGATTTTACAGAAGTAAAAGAATATATAATTAGTTTAAGAGAACGTGGATTTAATATTAAGATGGTTACATTTGACCGTTGGAATTCACACGATATGATGCAACAGTTAAAAGCTCATGGAATGAATTGTGAAACTTTGTCTGTTGCTAAAAAGCATTACGAGGATATGTCACTATGTATTACTGAAGAGCGGGTAGACGGACCCAGGATTCAACTGCTGATTGATGAACTGCTTCAATTGCGTATTGTAAAGGATAAGGTAGACCACCCCCGAAAGGGCTCTAAGGACCTCTCAGATGCCGTTTGCGGGGCTATATACAACTCAGTAGCGTTAACACCTAGGGACATAAACCCTGAAGTTGAACTATATACTTACGCTGGGGTATTTTCAGATGAATTAGATCAATTAAGAAAAGAATCAGATGCCAGACTTATTAGAAATAAAACAATTAAGCTTCCAGATAGAGAAGAGATGCCATCAAATTTGCGGGATTATCTAGGAATAGAAGAAGATGAAGATGAATCTCCTATTGACAGCATTCGTATGCTCTGATAGACTACAACCTATAACCACTAATAAAGGAAAAAAAATATGTTGGCAAATGGCACAATAAGAACAATTGAAGATGAAAAAGATATTTATATTTCGCTTACACAACTTTGCGAATATTTTACACAATCAGTTGTAAACATGCAAAAAGAAATTGAAGAAGCTGATCCTAAAAATAAAAGATATGCTGCAGGATTGCTTGATATGATGCACACAATTGCAGATGAAATGGTACAGTTGGGCAAGTTTGAAGCACAAAGAAGATTAATTGATAGTCCAGAAGATTTGCTTAAAATGATTGACAAAAATCCATTTGGTATAGTAGAATAAATTTTACTGATGGCCCATAGCTCAGTTGGTAGAGCGTCGAACTGTTAATTCGAATGTCCCAGGATCGAGACCTGGTGGGCCAGCAAATTACAAAACAACTACTAGAGAGAGTATAATTATGAATATGACAATAGAATCAGTTGCAGAAGAAGTACAGTATGTATTAAGCCCACTTGATCGTTGCGATCAATGTTATGCAGAAGCCTTAGTTTTAGTAAAAGGCGTAACAGGTCAACTTATGTTTTGCGGTCATCACTACGCAAAAAATGAAAAAGCATTATCAGTGTTTGCATATGAAACTATTGATGAGCGGCATAAAATAAAAGAAAATAAAGCAAAAAAACCTCCACACGCATAATTAAATAGGGAGCAATAGCTTAGTTGGTTAAAGCCCCGAACTCATAATTCGGTAATCGTAGGTTCAAGTCCTACTTGCTCTACAAGGCTATAAACGACACAACTTAGGATGTTATAGTTACATATACACCCGAAACTCGGATGAGTGGCGTGTGAGACAGATACAGCATGTACGTCATGTGCAACTGGAAGTCGCAATCGTTTATAGCCCCTGCGAATATTGCATAGTGGTAGTGCGTAACCTTGCCAAGGTTAATGTGCGAGTTCGATTCTCGCTATTCGCTCTAAGCCCTTATAGCCCAGTGGTAGAGGCACACGACTTAAAATCGTGAAAGCGTTGGTTCAAATCCAACTATGGGTACGGAAGATTGGCTGAGTGGTCTAAAGCAATCGGTTGCTAACTGATCGTAGTGTTAAAAACTACCGTAGGTTCGAATCCTACATCTTCCGCCATTCCCAGATCGTCTAACGGTAGGACACCGCCCTTTGGAGGCGGGTATCTTGGTTCGAATCCAGGTCAGGGAGCTGATATAATATTACTATGCCATATAAAATAATTCAACACGGAGATAAGTTTTCAGTAGTAGCACAAAATACTGGACATGTTGCTGGAACACATCCAAGCAAACAAAAAGCACAAGCACAAATGGCTGCTTTATATGCCAATGAACCAGAAGCAAGTGTAAAAAAATGCATGACTTGCGGATGCGATGATTTAGGTAATGATCATCATTATATTTCAGATACAGAAAAATGTATCTCATGTATTGAAAAAGGACAAGGCCCATGTTGGGAAGGCTATGAATATGCTGGGACTAAAGATAAAGATGGAAAGACAGTTCCTAATTGTATTCCAGTCAAAAAAGCTGATGGTGGATATCAGCCAAATGCGGGAATGAAAGCAGCGGCACGCCGTGCATTAAAATGGAGAGATGCAGGCCTAGCAACTGGAGCAGGAACACCCGTAGGTTGGGGTCGTGCAAGTGATATAGTTGCTGGAAGATCAATGTCTCTTGATACAGTTAAAAGAATGTATTCTTTCTTTTCAAGACATGAAGTTGATAAAAAGGGCAAAAATTGGAACGATCCTTCTAACGGAAAAATTATGTGGAATGCTTGGGGCGGAGATGCAGGATTTGCATGGTCTCGTGCTATTGTAAACAGAGAAAACAAAATTGAAAAAGAATCAGCTGGTGCTGGAAGATTGGGCGGCGGAAATGGATTTAAACTTGAATACAATGTTCCAGATTGCCAAGGCGGATATGCTATTACTAAAGTGGGAACTGGTCAAGTAATTGGTTGCTATACAACTAAAGCACATGCAGAAGAAGCTATGGCTGCAATTGCAGTAAATGAACCTATTGTAAAAGGTGGAGATCCAGTTCCAACAAAAGATTCAACATCTATTTGGGATGGAGTATTTACTCCTACAGGAGACATAGTTTCTGGAACTAATTTTGGTGATCGTATGGGAGATGTTGGTTGGAGATCAACTTACAATAGCCCACCGCAAAATGACGGGAAGCCAAGTGTGGGATACGGAAATCGTTCCGATCAGCATGGTAGATCTAATTCATAGTTTGTGATATAATATATATACAGAATGCCGTAAGGGTTCTGAATTTAACTAACTTGCTGAAAAGGAGCTAAGTAACATGACACATCTAAAGTATATAGACCCATTTGTACAAATTCAATCTATTTTTAATGACCCGTTCTTTCTAGGGTTTAATGATCAGTTTGTAAGATGGGAATCAAATAAAAAAACAACATCTCAATTCCCACCATATAATGTAAAAAAGGTTGACGAGGACAATTATGTAATTGAACTTGCAGTTGCGGGATATTCCCGTGAAGACCTTGATATTAAGGTAGAAAAAGATACTCTAACAATTAAGAGCGAAAAAGAAAAAGATGAAAAGTCTGATTTCTTGCATCGTGGAATTGCTGGACGTAACTTTACTCAACACTTTACATTGGGCGAGTATATGATTGTTAAGTCTGCTTCACTTGAAAATGGATTACTTTCAATTAATATTGAACGGGAACTTCCAGAAGAAGCAAAGCCTAAGACCATTAAAATAAAATAAGGTATATAATATAAATCTGCATCCATTCATCGGGAAGTCGCAGATTAGGGGCCTGAGCAAGCCCCAAACAAAAACTGCTCTTTATTTATTTTTTTTAGTTACGGCTTCTTCAATTCTATCAATTGAATCACGCAATGATGATCCGCCGTTATTAAATAATTCAGCTTTAACTATGCTGATTTCTTTTTCAATATTATCAAATCTTGCATTACCGTGTGCTAATCTTTCCACCACACCTGGATACTCTTCTGTACCGTACCAATCATCCATAAATCTTGTAGCAGATTGAATAAATTTAAATCCTTTTGCTAAAATATAACCAATTGCTGCTAAAGCAGTTGCAATTCCGCCAACTGCAAGAATAATATTAATAGATGACATGATAAAGTAATTATACATTGTGATTTATTTCACGCAAAACTGTTGACAAAATTGTAGTAAACGTACTATAATAATAATAACCAAACAAGGAGAAAAAATGGGAAAGCATCTTGACAAAGTTGAAAAGGCTTTGGCTCAACGCCAAGCAGCAACGCCAAATAAAGGCGGGTACCACAAGCCTGGCTCAATGAATAAGAAGAAAACAGGCTATAGAGGATATAAAGCAAAAGGCTCTAATTAAAAAAGCTGGTATAATAAAAGCATGGAAGCATTAATTAAGGTACTAAAAGAACTGCAAGCAGATTCAATGAATATGTATGCACAATCACACGGATATCACTGGAATGTAGAAGGTCGTATGTTTAAGCAAGATCACGCATTTTTCCTAGAAATCTATGAAGATCTATTTGATTCAATTGATACATATGCAGAAAATATTCGTAAATTAAATTCAAAAGCACCATTTGGATTAGCTCAGCTACAAGCAAACAGTGATTTAAAAATTAATGATTCGCTTGAATTAAGTGCCACACAGATGTATCTTGAATTAATTACAACAAACAATCATATTATTGAAAAATTAAAGAGTGCTTGCGATGTTGCAGATGCTTCTCGTGAACAATCAATTCTTAATTTTTTTGCAGATAGATTAGCACAGCATGAATTTTGGAACTGGCAATTGACAGCATCAATTAAAACAACTATAATGTAATTA